ATTAATGCCTATGGTGCTAGACAACAAAGGTAAATGGATTGGAAAATTAGTATGAAGTTAAGTGCGAACTTTACATTGGAAGAATTAACTAAAAGCCAAATAGCTTCTAGGAAGGGAATACCTAATAATCCTAACGCATCTCAAATAGATAATCTTAAATCTTTATGTACGAATGTATTACAACCAATTCGTTCTCACTTTGGAAAACCAGTAACTATTTCTTCAGGCTTTAGATCAGGAGAACTTTGTATTGCAATAGGCTCAAAGATTACTTCACAACATACTCAAGGAGAATCGGCGGATTTTGAGATTGTAGGTATGGACAATAAAGAACTAGCTGATTGGATTATTGATAACATTGAATCGTATGACCAACTGATCTTAGAATATTATGAAGGTGGTAATAGTGGCTGGATTCATATTTCTTATGTCAATGAAAAAAAGAATAGAAAAATAAATCTCAAAGCAGTTAGAGATGAAGACACACAAAAAACAACTTACATACCTTATTAATGACAAACCCAGTTTTATTTAAAAATGTAATTGAATCTCCTAAAGACACTCAAGTTGGTGGATCACATTATAAAGATTTAAAAATTCAGGTGTCAGATTACATCTATGAAAATAGCTTGAACTGGTATCAAGGCAATGCTATCAAATATATTAGTAGGTATAATAGAAAAAACAGCGATACTTCTATGCAAATCCAAGATTTAAAAAAGGCTGTTCACTACATACAACTACTAATTGAGAAAATAGAGAAAAACTGATTTTAAGGCGTTTTAAGGCTATATAAATTATTCTCTAAGGGTTGATAAGGTAAGGCTATCAAATCGTTTTAAAAAAGGCTAATTTGACAAGAATTTAGCTATATGAGAACAAAGGTAGAACTATGATTTGGTTAAAATTATTAAGCAATCCAATTACTAAGTTAATTGCTGATAAAACTGTGGGTGCTATACAACACCATTTGAAGAAAAAAGAAATAACTAGGAATGCGGAGATTGATGCAATTAAAGATGTCAATATTGAACAAATTAAACAAGGGAACAATTCGCTTAAAGATGAATGGATTACTTTGGTCTTTACGCTTTTATTTTTGGCTCATTTTATTCCGTCTTTTCAACAAGCTATGGCTACTGGTTGGGAAATACTCAAACAAGCAAACGACTACTACTGGATCATTATCCTTACAATCGTTGGTGGATCGTTTGGAGTCAACACCATTAACAAATTCAAAAAATAAAGTGCGTAAATTAGATTATGTTTTAAGCACTATTGTTATTAGCTATCGTTGTAAAGAAACTGGAGAACCCAAATACACTTATACTAAAGTAGAAGATTTAGCTGATAATCTATTTAATACTCGTCATGTAGTATCTTTAATTGGTAGCACAGATAAGTATGAGGTTTTAAATATAGAGTATGAATTAGAAAAAATTAATTTTACTGATTTTGATTCTGAGGTTTCTAATATTTTGCATTAGATAAATATTTATCAATTATCAATTTGTAATTTTTAACAGATAAACCACATTGTTTTTTATTGTAGATACTTGGCTCAAGCTTTTCATACTTTAAAATATCTCTTCTTGGAATAAGCACACCATCTTTAGTTTCTAAAAAAGACTCTATAATTCTTTTGGTTATTCTATGATAGGTTATAACAAAGTTTTTATATTCAATTTCTTTTGACTGATTAATTAATAGTTTTGCCATTATGCAGACTCCTTTTCTATGTTATAAATTTGATACTCATTTTCCATAGTTAATTTTAAGTCTTTGCTAAAATCAACTTGCTTATACTTATTTTTTTTAAGCATTTTATTTATCCAAGTTTCAACTTTTTTAAGACTATCCTCATCAGTATTTTTCATTGTTTTATTAATCCAATGGTCAGGAAACATTAAAGCTATATTGTAGATTTCTTGAATACCAAAACCAGCATATCTTAAATCGTTTGCATCTTCCAAAAGACGAACACTTGCATTTTTATCCCTAAGTTCCCATTTGTAAGTATCGTTATTAAATTTATAACCATTAGTGCTTTTCTCTAAATTATAAACAATTTTTCTTTCCATTTTTTTTCCTTTCGTTGTGGGGGCTTTCGCCCCCGTTTAGTTTATTGGTTTAAAAGTTCTTGTTGTTTTTCATACTCTTGTTTTGAAGAATAAATAATACCACCTGTTGAAAGATATTTACCTTCAAATTCTGCAACCGCATATGTAATTGCTTTTTCTTTTGCATCTTTGTAATTATCTTTATTGATAAAATAAAATTCTCCTCTTTCTCTAGGAAATTTTTTACCATCAATAGTAACTTGAAAATTATAACAATCCCAAGTTTTAATATTTTTAGTTTTGATTTTCATTTTTTCTCCTTGTTTGTTTTTCATTACGCTATTTGTATATATAAACTATATATAATGCAATAGCTAAATAATGGCTATTTATAAGGGTAAAATGAAGTATTCTGTACCTTCAGGGTACTTTTCTAGCTTACTTTGGGGAATGATTCTTAATATTTGGTCTATTGATTTGGCTATAATTTTATCTTTAAAACAAAAGTAGATACGATAATTAGTGTAAGCTTCGTTTTCACAGAACATAGATTTGAACGCACAGTATTTAACAAAGTCTTTTAATTTAATTCTGTTGGAACTTTTTACTTCTGCAAAACATTGAAATGGTTTGTTATCAGATACTCCATAAAAGAAATAATCAGGTAGTCCTTGCAATAATGGAGATAGCTTAGACCAAAAAGGAATAGGACTATTTATAAAATCTTCTTTATCGTTTAATAATAATTTGGAGTATTTAAAGTTTCTTTGCTTACAATGTTCTTCAAATCTTGACTCTGCATAATTAATATAATTAGTTGCTCGTTCTTGATAACTTAATTTATGATGATCTCCCTTTGGACTAATTTTCTTTTCCATATTTCCTTATCTGTTGTTGCAAATACTTTACTCTTAATTCTAAGATATCTTTCTGTTCTTTTAAAATAAGATTCTCATTAGTCAGTTCTTCTATAACCCGTTCTAAATCAAGTGTTCCTCTATCGTCTATTTGCTTATGTGTCTTTGTGTTGCTATCCATGACCTCATGTATTCTAAACTTGCTAATAAGTTTGCGTAATTAGATTTTGCCTTTGTATATTGTTTTTCAGCTTCCACTAATCCGTCAATGTGATTTTTGTAAGATTGTTCGCTTAAAGCATAACTCTTTGCTTCTGCCATACTGCAACTTTTATCTATTCTATATTTTACAGTTAAAGTTTCAGATAATATTTTTTTATGCTCGTCTAGTCTTTTGTAAGTATATTGTTTATCTGCCATGTCATCACTAGCAGTATCTAATTCTTTTTTAATTGTTTCAGGTGTTTTTAGAGTAAAAGCTTCCATTATATCCTTCCATGTTTTACTGGTTATGTTTAGAACTAATAGCTTATGCTGTTAATTCTTCTTGAACTCGCTGTCTTTGAAAACTAATTCTTCTAGCTTCCGAAAGATACTTTCTAGCCTTAGCTTGAAAGTTAAGACCAAGTTGATATTTCTTTTCTTCTCTATCCCTTAGCCTTTGGAGTTCCTTCTGACT